GAAAGCAGATTCTGCAGTTCCTTGGACTGCTTCGATAGTACCAGGAGAATAAATTCCACTAGTAATAGTACCAGTAGAAACAGCATCTGCTGTGGTGCCATCAGTAGTACCAATGTTTGTTCCAGAGATACTAAATGAGGATCCAATTCTCGTTGCCTGAGTTCTAGCAGCATCAACCGTCAGTTGAACACTAGCAGAATGTGAACTCACCAATCCACCTGCATTTGCTGCACCTGCAGTCACTAATAGCATAACGATAGGTAAAAATTTAGTCATTTTTTCCATCGAGTTTTGTCTAATACTATGTAGGTGAGGTATTCCTTACATATAGGTTCGGATTATTACACAATAGATTAAACTAGGAACTTGTTAAATATTATTGGTTGCCTTCGGGGACCACACAACAAACTCGCTTTAATTAGGAGCATAACAAATGACGGGACTTAGAAAGTTCACGACGAAAGATCTTAATGCAGTGGTAGATGCTGCAGAAAAATACTCAGTAGGATTTGATGATCTGTTTTACAGACTACATTCCTACGGGATGGGAAGTGTTAATGAAGCATATCCTCCATACAATATTGTTCAAGAATCTAATACTAAATGGAGAATCGAATTAGCATTGGCAGGGTGGGCACAGGAACAAATTGAAGTTACTACAGAGAGTAATGTTCTTTTAATCAGATCGATTGCATCAAAGAATAAAGGTGAGGAGGAATATGTTCACAGAGGCATCTCCACTCGCACTTTTGCTAAAGGGTTTAATCTTTCAGATGATGTAGAAATTGGCACAGTCAGTTTTAATAATGGATTACTTGTGGTAGAATTACGGAAGATCATCCCTGAGCATCAGCAACGAAAGGTTTATGAAATCCAAAATTCTCAACTACCTGAAAGTGATAGTGTGCCATCCAGCGACACACTTTAATTTGATCTCTCTTGGAGTATTGATTCTGATTGGAATGCTTCATAATCATGCACACTTTTCAATGACTAAGGATGCAGATTCTTATGTGAGGCAGTGGTGTAGGTCATCAGCAGAAAACAAAAAGACCTGTATTCGTTATGGTGGAAACATGGACTACTAATCAGCATATATAATGTACAACCAAAGAGACCTTACGGGGTCTCTTTTTGTTTGGAGTTACCATGAATGTTTATGTAAATTTAAAACCGAATACTTATGACGGTGATACAGATCTCTTGACAGTAGAAGTGCCTTCATCGTATACTGATGAACTTCTTCGTCATGTGAGACCTATCGCAGAACAAAAGAATATCGATGAATCCAAAATCCTTAAGGATATTATTAAGGAAGCAGTAAACGAAATTGAAAGGAGGGATTATGAGCGTAAGAATCGTAAGAACAAGAAGTAATGAGGATGTGATTTGTGACCTCTATGAAGTTACAACACAAGAAGAACCAGAAAAAGCAGTAGGATTTCAAATGAAAAATCCCTACTCGGTCTGGATTTCTGCACCTAAAACATCTACGGTTGTGGAACAAACTGAAGAGGAGGTCACTGCTAAAATTAGTGAACCGTCTATCAACTTTGAACCTTGGGCACCGTTATCCAAAAACAAAGACATCATGATGAAACTGGACGAGATTGTTACAGTTTATGAAACTCATGAAGAGATTGAAAACAAGTATAACCAACTGATTGAGGCAGAAAATGGAACAGCAGTCGATTAAGTTAGTTCTACTGAGAGAACGAAAAGAGTATCTTATCGGAAGCATTACCGAGTTAGATGAAGAACCAAGTCTCTTGATTGAGAAGTGTATGGAAGTTCTTGAAGACGGAACCCTTAGGGAGTTTCCTCTTCATGCTGAGCAACGTGATTTGTTCTTGACATCTGAGTGCGTTTTGACTATACTGGATCCAAGTCCTAATGTGCTGGAGACATACAAAAACGCATGAGTTCGTTTTACACCAACATTCAACTCGCTGGTGATACAATCTTGTATAGGGGATACGAAGACGGGCAACCCGTCTCGTATAGAACAAACTTCTCCCCAACACTCTACACGCTTTCTCGTAAAGAAGAAGAGTTTAAGACCCTAGAAGGTAAGAATGTAGCACCAGTTCAGTTTCAGACTTCTAGAGAAGCAAGAAACTTTATTCAGCAATATGATGGTGTTGAAGGTTTTGAAGTTCATGGATATGAGCGATTCGTATATCAATATATTCGTCGCGAGTTTCCTGATGAAGTACAGTACAACATCAGTCAGATGAAAATCTTTGCGTTGGACATTGAGGTTCAATGTGAGAATGGATTCCCTGATGCAGAAGCAGCAGCAGAAGAAATGCTATCCATCACCATTAAAGATATGGTGACAAAGAAGTATTATAGTTGGGCAACTCGGGAGTTTGAAGCACCCGAAGGTGTTGAGACACATATCTTCTGGACAGAACATGAAATGCTAAACCATTTTATTAATTGGTGGGTGCAAAATACTCCAGATATCCTTACGGGTTGGAATGTCAATTTGTATGATGTTCCATACATTGCTCGTAGGGTTAGTCGTGTGCTTGGGGAGAAATGGATGAAGAGTCTATCTCCTTGGAATCGTGCAAATGAAAGGGAAGTCTATGTTAAAGGACGAAAAAATATTGCTTATGACATCTCTGGTGTTAACATTCTTGACTATCTGGATCTTTATCGAAAGTTTACTTACACTAACCAAGAATCATATCGCCTAGACCATATTGCTTTCGTCGAATTGGGTCAGAGAAAACTTGACCACTCTGAGTATGAAAACTTCCGAGACTTCTATACCAGTGACTGGCAGAAGTTTATGGAATATAACATCCAAGACGTTGAGTTGATTGACCGATTGGAAGACAAGATGAAGTTGTTGGAACTTGCCATCACTATGTCTTACGATGCAAAGGTAAACTTTGAAGATGTTTATAGTCAAGTTCGTATGTGGGATACGATGATCTATAACTATCTTACCGATAGAAAAACAGTTGTCCCCGCAAGGAAAGGTGCTAAGAAAGATGAAAAGTACGCAGGAGCCTATGTCAAGGAACCGATTCCAGGAAAGTATGATTGGGTTGTGTCTTTTGACCTTAACTCTCTTTATCCTCATCTCATCATGCAGTACAACATCTCCCCAGAAACCTTACTTGACGCAAGACACCCAACAGCAACTGTTGATAAGATTCTTACTCAAGAACTAGATATTGATGGGAAGTATTGTGTATGTGCAAACGGTGCTCAGTATCGTAAGGACATACTTGGGTTCCTACCAGAAATGATGCAGAAGATTTACGATGAACGGACCATATACAAGAAGAGAATGCTTAAGTCTAAGCAAGCTCTTGAACATGCCACCACATCTACAGAGACCTTGGCATTACAAAAGGATATTTCAAAATTCAACAATATCCAAATGGCAAGAAAAATCCAACTCAACAGTGCCTATGGTGCCATCGGAAATCAATACTTCCGATATTACAATCTGGCAAATGCTGAAGCGATTACCCTCTCGGGTCAAGTCTCGATTAGATGGATTGAGGGAAAGGTAAATGCTTATCTAAACAAACTACTTAAAACAGAGGATCATGATTATGTTATTGCTTCCGATACTGACAGCATCTATATCTGTCTTGATTTACTTGTCCGTTCTGTATTTCCTTCACAAGATGTTCCTACAGAGAGGATTGTCAACTTTCTCGACTCTGCCTGTAAAGGACGAATAGAACCATTCATTGAGAAATCGTATCAGGAACTAGCAGATTACGTCGGTGCTTACGACCAGAAGATGGTCATGAAGCGAGAGAACATTGCCAACAAAGGTATCTGGACTGCTAAGAAGAGATACATTCTTAATGTATGGGATAGTGAGGGTGTTCGTTATGAGAAACCTAAACTAAAAATCATGGGTCTGGAAGCAGTTAAGTCATCTACTCCTGGTGCATGTCGTACTGCGATTAAAGAATGTATGATTGTTATTGTGAATGAAACTGAAGAAGCAGCACAAAAATATATTGCTGACTTCAGAGATAAATTCTCTTCGTTGCCAGTTGAAGACATTTCATTTCCGAGGGGGTGTAATGGAATAAATAAATGGTCTAATCCCACAACGATCTATAGTAAAGGCACACCTATTCATGTGCGTGGTGCGTTGCTTTATAACTTCCATAACAAGAAGAACAAACTAACTCATAAGTATCCTCTGATACAAGATGGAGATAAATTGAAGTTTGTTTACTTAAAGACTCCCAACAAAATCGGTGAAAATGTTATTAGTTATTTGAATACATTTCCCAAAGAGTTAAACCTTGACAAACAGGTAGACTATGACCTACAATTCTCAAAGTCTTTCCTAGACCCTATCAAAGTTATTATGGATACGATTGGATGGAAATCAGAAAAAATGGCAACGCTGGAGTTTTTATTCGGATGAAAAAGACAAAGTTTATGGTGACCTATCAGAAAGCATTTAGTGCTGGTGCTGCCAGAGAAGAAAAACTTTTTGATGAACTGACAGATGCTCAATGGTTTGAGCGTGCTATGAAACGCTCGCAACACATCACAACATTATTAGAGGTTAAAGAGTGAATTTTCTTAAAGATATAGTAAAGGAGATCGGCAATGAGTATGCAGGATTGGTCAGCGATGGTGTTGCTGCGGGAGATACCAGTGGTTTCATTGATACTGGCAGTTATATCTTTAACGCTCTGGTATCTGGCTCAATCTACGGTGGTGTCCCTGGAAATAAGATTACCGCTATTGCAGGAGAGTCTTCTACTGGCAAAACTTTCTTTTGTCTTGGGATTGTACAGCATTTTCTCGACAGTAATCCTGATGCAGGTGTAATTTATTTTGAGTCTGAGTCTGCTATTTCTCGTCAGATGATTGAGGATCGTGGCATTGCATCAGACCGTATGATGATTGTACCTGTATCTACAATTGAAGAGTTTCGTACACAGTCTTGTCGTATCCTTGACAAGTATATGGAGCAAAAAGAAGATGAACGTAAACCTTTGATGTTCGTTCTTGATTCCTTAGGTATGCTTGCCAGCAATAAGGAAGTAGAGGATGTGGCGAACGATAAGCAAGTTCGTGATATGACTAAGAGTCAATTGATTAAGGGTGCCTTCAGGGTGCTCACACTCAAACTAGGCAAGGCAAACGTGCCCATGCTGGTCACTAACCATACCTATGATGTGATTGGTTCTTATGTTCCTATGAAAGAAATGGGTGGTGGTAGTGGACTGAAGTATGCATCTTCTACAATCATCTATCTGTCTAAGAAGAAAGAGAAGGATGGTACTGAGGTTGTTGGTAACATCATCAAATGTAAAGCACAGAAGTCACGTCTGACTAAAGAGAATAGTTTGATTGAGACACGTCTATATTATGATCGTGGTCTAGACAGATACTATGGTCTGCTAGAACTTGGTGAGAAGCATGGAATGTGGAAAAACGTTGCTGGTCGCTACGAAATGGATGGTAAGAAAGTCTATGCTAAGGCAATCTTGAAAGACCCAGAAACATATTTTACTCCTGAAGTTATGCAGGCATTAGATGAAGCAGCAGCAAAGGAGTTTCGTTATGGCAGCTAAACTTGTAGATTATATTAAAACGTATAATGGATTGGTTGATGAACAGTTTTGTAAAAATGTAATTCAAACATTTAGTAAATCTGATTACGAATATATTGATAGAGAGCAGAGACCTTCCTTCACGGAATTAAATATATCTCGTCGTTTTTTAGATAAAGATCTTAACTGGATTGATATTCAAAATAAGTTGACTGAGGTATTCATTGATGCAGTAGAACTGTACATGAATGATTTGGAGTTAGGTCCAGACTTTCCTGAGAAATATGCATTTGAGGAACATCGTCTTAAGATGTACCACCCCAATGGGTATGATCAGTTTAAAGACCATGTTGATGTTGGGGACTATAAGTCTGCTAGGAGATTTCTAGTTTGTTTTCTATACTTGAATAATGTGTCTGAAGGAGGGGAGACATCTTTTCCTAAATTGGACTACCAAATTGCTCCAGAGTGTGCTAAGATACTGTTGTTCCCTGCTACCTGGCAGTGGAGGCACGCAGGTCTTCCTACGGTCTCTGAGAACAAGTATATCGTTGGAACCTACCTGCATTACGTTTAATGAATTTAGAAGTAACTATTCTCAGTAACCTCATCTATAACGAGAGGTATACACGCAAGGTACTTCCTTTCATCAAGTCAGACTATTTCACTGCTCGTGAGCATAAGATTATATTCTTAGAGATTCATGAGTACGTTAGTCAATATGATGCGTGCCCCAGTCTGAATGCAATTGGTATAGAATGTCAGGAACGAACTGACCTTACCGAAGACCAGTTTAAAGAAATTATTGGAGTTTTAAATGTCCTTTCCGATGATCCCTCAGAGCACGATTGGCTCGTTAATTCTACAGAAAAGTGGTGTCAAGAGCGTGCGATCTACTTATCTCTTATGGAGAGTGTCAAGATTGCTGACGGGCAAGATACCAAGAGGGATAAAGGTGCTATTCCTTCGATCCTTTCGGAGGCACTTGGAGTATCCTTCGACCAACATGTAGGACATGATTATGTCTCAGATGCTGAAGCAAGATACGAGTTTTACCATAAGAAAGAAAACAAGATTCCTTTCGACCTATCGTTATTCAACAAGATTACGAAGGGTGGTCTTTCTAACAAGAGTCTCAACATTGCACTTGCTGGTACTGGTGTAGGTAAGTCTTTGTTTATGTGCCACTGCGCTGCAGCGGCTCTCCTACAAGGTAAGAATGTTCTCTACATAACAATGGAGATGGCAGAAGAAAAGATTGCAGAACGTATTGACGCTAACCTACTTAACGTCAATATTCAGCAACTTGGAGATCTTCCAAAAGTAATGTTCGATAAGAAGATTGCAAGTCTTGCTAAGAAAACTCAAGGCAAATTAATCATCAAAGAATACCCTACGGCATCTGCACATGTGGGACATTTTAAATCTCTTGTTTCTGATCTTGCTCTTAAGCGGAGCATTAAACCCGATATTATCTTCGTGGATTACCTTAATATCTGTGCTTCCGAGAGATATAAAGGGAGCATTGTCAACTCCTACACATACGTCAAAGCAATCGCAGAAGAACTTAGGGGTTTTGCTGTGGAGTGTAACGTTCCTATTGTCAGTGCTACGCAGACCACTCGTTCAGGTTTTGGTAGCACTGATGTTGACCTTACTGATACTAGTGAATCCTTCGGTCTCCCTGCTACTGCTGATCTTATGTTTGCCCTTATTAGCACGGAGGAGCTTGAGGGAATGAATCAAATCATGGTCAAGCAATTGAAGAATAGATACAACGACATTACTACTTTCAAGAGATTTTGTATAGGTATTGACAGAGCGAAGATGAGGTTGTATGATGTTGAGGAATCTGCTCAAGACGACCTTGTTAATTCTGGACAAGGAACCGAACCTCAACAGATTGATTTAGTTAAAAAATTTACTGCCAAGAAAACATTTCAAGATCTTAAGTATGATTGATTTTATTAAGTATGCCCAATTTGTATCTGCGGTCACGTCGGAAGAAAGCAAAGACTATACTAGTTTTGCCAACCGAATCTATCAACTTGCAGAAGACGGAGTTCCAACCGAGCGATTGCTTACTGCTTCTGTAGGTCTCTGTGCAGAGTCTGGTGAGTTCACTGAGATTGTAAAGAAGATGGTTTTCCAAGGGAAACCTCCTAGCGAAGAAAACTTCTATCATATGAAGCGTGAACTGGGTGACATCATGTGGTACTTCATGCAAGCATGTTTGGCACTCGATGTTTCTCCCGAAGAGATTGTTGAGATGAATGTTGAAAAACTGAAAGCACGTTATCCTGGTGGTGAGTTTGATGTTCACTACTCAGAGAATCGTCAGGAAGGTGATCTCTGATGGACGGAGCAGTACACGCTTGGAATTCTATGTCCTATGGAGAAGGATTTCTTTTCTCTGTCTGGATCTTAGGAATGTATTATGTCAAACTAAAAATGGATAAGAGGTTTGGACGATGAATCTTACACAAGATGAACTTTGGGAAACAATTCACACTCTCGGTTGGAATGTCAGAGAAGACAATATCGTAATCGAGATTGGTGGTACACAGGTATCTGGCATCTACCAAGGTGAAGATTACAACAAGAAGTGGGCAGCCCAATATGGGGATCGTAAGTATAACAAGGATGCATTCATTGTTATCAAGAACCTCTCACGAAACGACGACACAAAATCACAACCTATGGATAGGGAGCACGCACCACATCATGGAACCCCAACTACCGCAACGACAACCCGAGACACCCCAACAGAAGAGGGAGTTTCGTCAGACAGTAGTGCAAATACAACTGAATAACATTTGCCAATGTTTAAGTGGTAAATGGTATAGAACTCATTACTGGGATCCTGAAGGAAACCGAACGGATAAATTTGTAATTGAGTTTCCTCCTGAAGAGTTTGACGATATCTAATGTTTAGCCTTTGGATTCACATAAGAGCATTCTTTTCTGTTGTAGTGGTGAGTTGTGCTCACCCTGTCAACTGGGAGCATTGTGTTCGTGTGGACCAATGGTTATTGCCTGAAGTTGTCCAGGGTTATAAACTATGGACAGGACAAGAAAAAATCTATGAAAAAGAAAAGGATTATCTAAATAGTCTGGAAGACTTATCAGAGTAGAATGACAGTCGCATCGGATCTTAAAGACAATCTGGATAAGGTTTTCAAACAATCTTATAGTCTTGAAAAATTTTTCAAATCTGTATCTGCATCTGGAGATAGAGAAATTGATACTTGGGATTCCTCATCTACAGAAATGGTGAAGACTCCTTCTGGTGCCAAGTTAATTTTAGTTCCTCGTATCAAAGTAAAGACTGAAAGAAATTGGTTGCGTGGAAAGATTAAAGAATTTTGTGAAGAGCATCAACAAGATATTATTACTAATATTCGAGAAGTTTTAAAACTTGAAGGTATATACGAATGGAAGTTTTTTGAAGATGTTATTGCAGGAACTGGATTAAAATCCTTTATCATTACTGGTACTGTTGAGGGAAAATCTAGACCAACTGTTACAATTGCATTTCAATCTAAAGGTCTTTCTAATGGTGCTGGTGGTAAGAGAGAAGATCCTCATGAATTGATGACTGCATGTTTGATTCTTTCAAAAATGAAGATCGATCTCAATGCTATTAATGGCAAGAAAGATGGTGAAAGGTATGGTGCGTATAAACAAATTGTAGATAAGTTGGCAACAATAGCACCTAAGATTGTTGGTGCTGCAGGATTAGGAGGATTTTATATTGACCCTAAGACTAAA